TGCTGGTAATGCTGGGCTTGTTGAGCATACTGCTGGGCAACCTTAACCGCCTCTTCTCGCATCCTCTCAGCTTCTTCGCGCTTTCGGCGCTCTTCATGCTGTTTGTACGTCAGCTTTTTAATCCGCTTCTGTACATTTTCTCCATAGTGCTCTAGCTCTTCATCAGTACCTGATTCAGCAGCTTTTGACTCTGGGGGACGCCTGTCGCCATCTGGCCTGTCATCAACAACCTCTAGCTCAAGATCGCTTTCCTTGGTAAGGGGCTTGCCCTTCTCAAAGGTGGTCTTGACGCCAAAGAACTTGTCCTCTTCGGACGTGCTTGTAGCAGTATCTTTGCTCATACCTTTTCAATTCCTCGTGGGTCATCCACAACCGCCTCAACGCTATCATCGTTGATAAGACGAAACTCCTTGCCATGAATCTTGAATCGCGTTCCGCTATAGGATCGCATCAACACCCAATCACCTTCTTTACAGTAAGGCCCGTTTGGGAACCTTTTTTCATCGTTGTAGCAATCCTTGCCCATTTTTAGGACAAATCCACAAATTGAACCAATTTCTTCAACTTGTAGGGTCTGATGCGCCTTGATGATCCCGCCCTCAGTCTTTTCGTCTGGGTTTGGGAGAGCTATGAGTAATTTATAGCCCTGTGGTTCAGGTAGTTGGCTAGCTTTAGTTTCTTCTGTGTCAGTCATGTTCCACGCTCTGCACCAGATATAGGCGTCTGGAGTCGCCATGCACTGCCTTATGCAGCGAATTAGTCGCGATCTATCCTGTCATTCAGGTCTAGTAGCGCTCTTTCGGCATATGCAAGGCCAGTAATGACCCCCACACACCTTTGATAATCTTCAAACGAGTTGCATCCACCTGATGACATGTGGTCGCTAACCTCGTTCATTTCGTTACGATACTCTACTTGTAATGCACTTAACAAGTTATTTGTTGCCTTTTCACTCATTGTCTAACGCATCCCTGACTAAATTAAACCCTGCTTTAAACCCTTCAATTTCTTTTTGGGTCTCATTGCGATCATTATCAGATGACATCTTAGCAGCTAACTTGCCTGACTCAATACGCTCTTGAGACTGTAGCTTCTCTGCATCAAGGGCCAGCTTCTGCTGAGTCTTCTGCATGTCTGCTTGGATTTTAGCCATCTCAGCTTGAGCTTTGCTTTGAACTTCTTGCTGCTTAATCTGAAGCTCTTGCTGGCGCATCTGTACAATTGGGTCTTTTTGCTCTTCTGCGTTTTTCTCAGCCTGTGCCATCTTCTGGGCTTTGCCAGATAGCTGTGCGGCGGCTGGGGCAACAAGACGCGAAAGTCTGAGTTCAATGTCTTCAGGCATCGACTCATCAGGGGCTGGAAGCTGTACGCCCAGCTCTTTTTCGATTTTCGCTCTGTAGGCGAATGCAAGGTGCTCTTGAACATGAGAGGCCATAGCTGCCGCCACTGCCTTAGCATTAGGCGCTTTTTCCATAACCTTCATGATATCAGGATTTTCAAGCATCGCCATGTGCGCCGTGATGTGCGCCTCATGGTCTTGATACATGAATGCCTTAACAGGCTCACCGTTGATGATGTTCATATTCTCAGAGATAGGATCGGTAGGCTTGATATCATCCTCAAGCGGCACAACCTTATCTGCGTCTTGGATGCCTAGAACCTCTAGCATCTGACGGTGTAACATTGGCAAGTCATACATCTGTGGCGCTTGCTGCGCTAACTGTAGTGCTGCCTGATACTGCATGATGCGCTGGGCCATTGTTCCTGCGTTAGGGTCACTAACGGGAATAATATCTACCCTGTCATCGAAATCTTCACGGACAATTGGCCCTAGTTTCTCGTCATACGGGTACATTTCTGGGCCGTAATCTTTGACAATATCGGACAATATTGCCAGCTCTTGAGACATAGAATGATGGATACGGGCCTGTACGGCGCTCATAACCTTCATTTCTCGCTCTAATACCGCTAAAGTGGTGCCAACTGGTGCTTCCCCGTTGATGTCAGACGCTTTTACGTCTGCTGCCGACGCGAATCGCCGCCCCTCCTGCACAATGTCACCAAGCAACTGATACAGCACGTTACTAGGCTCTTTGTAAGGCAAAAACGATATGTTATCGCGTATAGCACCCCCCGGAACGTCTACATCGCGAAACTCTCCCGGCATTATCGGGGTATCGTCCCCTTTAATCCGCAGACCTCGTGACTTCAACCCTCCGGGTAAGTTGGCGAGCGTACCAGCGTCGATAAGCTGCCTAAGCAGCGAGGTTGCCGACTTGGACAATCCTCCAATCATATGCACCAGTCCAAACCCGTAGAAGCCTAGTCCCGGCAAATACTGGTAATGAACGTAGTGGTCTCGACGCTGTCTTGTATCGTCCTCTTCAAGCCAGTTCCGTCGTATAGACAGAATCGCTCTTGAAGTGCGATCTATGGTAACTACATAAGGCAGCGCAATGCCGTCCTCATCTTCAAAGCCTACTAGGTCGAGGTCTACGTGCATCTCCAGCAGCGTGTGTCTGCTGTCATGCTCATAGCTCTCTGAGTCGCCTGTTAGCCTGTCATATTTTGCCTGAATCTCTGACAAGTCAGGTGATGCTGGCGGTAGGTCTATATCAAGATAGAAACCTGCCACCTGTAACTTTCGTATCTCATTCGGGTTACGCTTCATGATGTGCGTAGCACGTTGACACGTCTGTAGGTCAGACGCCCCATAGGACACAACAAAATCCTCCGCTGGGACAAACATGGCACATGGCCGCCCCAACGTCGGATCGTAATAGACCTTACGGAATGCGGAACCTGCTATCGGTAGGGAAAACAGCATTTTCTCTGTTTCCGTCCGATATTCTTTCATTCTCTGGGTGATCAGGTAGTTTAGATAACCTTCAACACGCCCAGCTTGCTTCACCTTGTCGGGGTCAATCGGCCCAACGATAGACGTTTTTACTGGCCCACTCGCTGGATAAATCTCTTGTATGGTCTGCGCTTGGAATCGAATAACCGCTTCAGACAGCATTGGGTGAAATACACCGCATGCACCTTCCCAAGGGGTTGATCGGTCTTCAAACTTTAGGCCTAGCAAGTCAAGTCCACGGATATAGGAATCTTCCCAGTCCGAGCGACTCAGTCGATCTGATTCAAACTGTCCAATCAGCTCAGATGAAAGCTCATCTAGGTCGCGATCATCCATCACTTCGGCAAGGTTGCCCCCGTGCTCCATCTCTGGAGTCTCCATTTGGGGGTCGAAATCAATCAGCATACCGCCGTCTTCATCCATAATGGATACAGACTCAGGGTCTTCTATAACGATTTCTAGAGCCTTCCCCATGTCGATTTCATCGGGGTTAAAAGGCTCTGCCGAGCGATCAATAGCCACAAATTAGCCCATCTTCTTGGATATATTCATGCCACGGGTTGCTGCACCGCCGCCACGACACATGCCGCCAGACTTCATTTTGACTTCGCCGCCTAACTCAACCTTACCGCCCTTTTTATAGGACTTTGACTTTGACTTTGAACAGGTTTTTCCACCGCTCTTCATCATTTTTTTTGACTTTCCACATTTTGGCATGTGAGGCTCCTAGTAATAATCTGCGGTTCGTCTTTTGAGGTCGTAGTTCTCTTCTTCCTCATCGGACTTGAGCGTTAAAAACCCGCCCTGCCTAAACCTAATTAGCGCCTGCGTGGATGAATCCACTAGATCGTCATGCTCGCCTGCTGGAAATGAGGCAAACTCTTCGATCACTTCTTCTGCAAATCGGGTTTCAGGAACCCAGACTATCCCAGAAGCAAACAGGTCAGCAACAGCGTTTACGCGAGCTATCTTATCATTACCTCTGGACGGCGTGTATTCCGACACGGGTATACCCATCGCCCTTAATTCAAATATCAACGGCATGCCTGCCGCCTTAGCCTCAACAATAAATGCGTCTGGCTGCATCTCTTCCCAAAACTCAAAAGCTTTCTTCTTCAGCTCTGGGAATTCTAAGCGCTCTTTGTAAGCGTCTAACAAGATGATGTTGGGTTGATCACGCCCATCATCGTCGGGCTTGTAAAAAACGCCCCATGTTGTGCAAGCCGAATAGTCGGCTCGTTGTGTCTTTAGGAACGCAGTGTCCCAAGACTGGATAATAAACTCACAAGCGGGCGGTCGATCACCTTCCCAGATGTTCCACCACTCTCGCTTGACTAATGCGCCCTCTTCGGCAGTGGGATTCTGCTGGTACTGGGCGTTCCATTTGCTTGGTGGAAGTTCGTTTCTCAACGCCACCAGTTCTTCCATCGACCAGAACTCAGGCCATAACGGGGTTTCCGATGGCATGATCGCTGGAAATTCGATCACCTCCCACTCGTCAGTGCCCTCACGTTGCGAGGACGATTTAATGATCTTTCCGGTAAGGTCGCGCATGTGCCACCGTGTCATCACGATAACAATAGCCCCTCCGGGCTGCAAACGCTGTCTTGGCCCAGAGGTGTACCATTCATGGGTCTTATCGAATACAGATGGATCGCCTGATTGACCTTCTTGCTCTGAGTGAGGGTCATCAATGATCAGCAGGTCAGCACCTTTACCTGTTACGGCACCGCCTACACCAATAGCAAAGTATTCCCCACCTTGGTCGCTACTCCAGCGCCCTGCTGCTTTTGAGTCTGCTCGCAGCTTGAGTTTGGGGAAAACCTCTTTGTAGTCCTCTGAGTCCACAAGGTTACGCACCTTTCGACCAAAGCCTACTGACAGCTCACCTGTGTGTGCCGTCTGAATAATTTTTTTGTTGGGAAACTGCCCTAGATACCATGCAGGTAACAAGTAAGACGCAAACTCTGACTTGGTGTGTCGGGGCGGCATGTTGATGATCAACCGCTTGAGTTCACCGCTGGCAATACGCTCAAAGGCTTTTGCCATAATCTTGTGATGCCGACCATTGATAAAGGCAGGCCACATGTAATCTACAAAACCCATGAAGGTGTTCTGTGCGGTTTCAACCTTTTTGGCTTGCTCAATCTGATTGAGAAGCTCTGCCGCCCTGAGTTTGACCTCTGGCGTTGCTCCCTTGAGCTGTTTAGCCAGCTTAGGGGTGATAATATCGGACATGTCTTAGGCCATTTTTGCCTTGCTTGTGCGCTTAAAAGAGCGGTTTTTGCTCTTACTACTAACCGTTAGGTTCGATTTTTTGTTGCTACCGCCCTTAGCGAGGGGCTTTTTGTGGGCTACATCTTTACCGTCGCCTTTCTTTACTTTACCAGACTTTTCCATTTCGCGTCGTGCTGCGTTGCGTTTAGCCCGATTTTTCTTCTGTTTTTCGGTGCCTTGGTAATTGTCGTACTCTTTCCTATAGTTCCTCGGCACTACTTAGGATTCCAGACGCCGTCAGCCGTTCCATCAAAGTAGCCCTCTTGGTAGTCAGCAGTCGTGCGACCATCGCCCTTATTGTCAACATAAGGGTTGGCACTTTGAGCGTTGTACTGATAAAAAGGATCATCAACCTGAACGTCTTGACCGCGTGAGTTGATGTAGTCCAGATAGGCTTGATTGGAGTCGCCTGTCCTTAGGTTGTACATGTAGTTCTTGTCTTGTGCCATCTGAGTGCGGGTGAAGTCAAGCTCCTCTTTTGTGGGATTGCGCCCGAGGTTGTTGCTTAACCGCTCGTACTCCTTCGTTGTTAGCATGGGGATTAGGCCTTTACCTTGATAAAAATCACGGTTAATCGCCGTTGCTCTATCCCATGTTGAGGGATCGCCTAGTGTCTCGTACTCATTGCCGGTAAACACGTACTGGTTAGAATCATTGTCACGCATATTGGCGGTGTCGCCTAGCAATTCCCCCTTCGCATCGGTATAAGCGTTGTAGCCATCGGTGCCTTTGTAGGCGTTATAGCGCGCCATATTCAAACGGCTTTGATCATAAGCACTTTGACCGCCCATCCGCTCTATCTCAGCGAGCTTACGCTGAAGCGCCTCATTTTGATTCATACCCACTTCATCACCGCCCTGAGCACTAAAATCCGTCGGGCCGGGGTCAGGGTCAGGGTCATTTGCATATGGCAATGGCGTGTTGCCGCCAGTGGGAAACTGTGACATTCGGGGCTGCTGGCCGCCCTTCATGGGCATCTGGTAAGGAGGCGGGGAATAAGGCTGAGGGTTATATCCGCCACCCTTCATAGGAGACCGCTGCGGGGGCTGATAATAGGGTGTTTGGGGCTGCATCATGTCAAAGCCCTGAGACCGAGGCCCGTAAGGGTTCGCGTAGGGATTGCGCTGATTATAGCCCTGACCGCCCTTACCCATTCGCTCTTGATAGGGACTGCCCATCGAATAGGGCTGCATGGGCATATAGGGTGAGTACTGCTGTTGGTTGTACATGTAGCTGGGCCGCCCAAACACATCAGATTGGCGGTTCTGGGTGTTACGGTAGTAATCGCCCGAAGAATAGGGGGAAGAATAGGGGTTGTATGAATTTGGCCCCATTGGGGGCACAACGCCTGTACCAAACGGTGTTGATGGAGCCGTGTTTTGACCTCCCTTGCCATATCCTGCAGCTCCCGACCCCGATGTGGGAGCACCGCCCTTTCCATATGGGACAGTGTCATCGGCGGGATTAAAAGGCTCGTCAGCTACAGGTGGTGGAAAGGGATCAGATACCTTAATGGGGGGAGGTGGCGGTGGAGCGGGGGGATTCAAGACATTGCTCCGATACCAGTTGTAGTCATCGCCTCCGGGCTGTGCGCCAGCAATGATGGCATTGCGTAGATTTTCTGGGGTAACAGACCCACCATCAGAACCGGAGGTGTTGGCGTAGTTCATCCAGTAATCAGCACCACCCTGCTGAGAGTCGCGATTAAACAACTCGTTAAACATCTTATCAATATCTGACTTGTTGTATTGGTAACTGGGGTCGTATCGCATATCTTTTCCTTGTCTTAAACGGCCATGCCTTAACTAAGTTTCAGGAATTAAAGGCGAGGTCTTCCACCACTTCTTAATAACCGCGCAGAACATCCTTTGAATACATACTACCTGAATCAATTTGATATCAATTAGGCCTCCACCCAAGGAGGCCTTAAATCATATGAATAGATATAAACACTAATTAGGTATAGAGACTTATTAGATATAGAACAGAAAGGGAAAAATCCCTTGGATTATAGAGATCATACCCCCTTGACAAAAACAATGCAACATTTATACACGTAATACATGCAAAATAATTCCTTCGGAATCAATAGGTTACAAGAAAGTGTGAAAATATCACAAATAAAGTGCTATTTTTTGAAAAATATTCCTGTATGGCACTCCATTTGACATTTCCGGCCAAAAAAATAGCCGTAAATACGCCCCCAAAAGGGGCTTCTAGCCAAAAAAACCCCGAGATAACACGTATGACATAGTGACAAAGTGGGAAAAATTGCTAATTATTTGAGCGTAACACTATGTATACAGATAGCGGGTACGTGCCAGCCACAGGGGGGGTACGGGGGTCAGTGCATGGTACTGTCACCTTCTGGGATTATGGCACAAACAGTGTCGGAATCGGTATTGGCAGTATCTGTGACACTATCCAGCAGCACCTCTAGGTCTGATATCAGGTCATCGCTTGAGCGTGTATCGGTAGTCTCGACCACGTCTTTAAACAGACCCACAGACTTGCCCAGCAGCTCCGCGGCACGTAGTTTTTGGCCGTCGTTTGGCTCTGCATTGTCGAGCATATGGCGTAACTTGTTCAGGACACGTTCCCTGTCCGAGAGCGCTGAAGCTGCTATCCCCGCCTCTTTTTGCCTGATAATCGCCTCCACCCTCTGCTTGATCATTGGGTTGCTCATAAGCTTTGATGCACTCACCTGATGACTGCTCGCCTTGCTACCTTCCCGCACGTTATACGATTCACGATAGGCTGCCGCTTGAGACATCCCACTGGCTACACACCGTGCAAAGTGGAGCTGTTTGGATGTAAGCACCCCTGACTTTCTATCGCCGCCTGACTTCTGTTTACCTTCTGACATGTTATGCACTGCTCCTGAGTGAGTTCTATTTTGGAACCCTTATACCCCATACATAAGGGGTCAATCAAATAATACTTGACATTTGCCACTTGCCGCTCAGAGGCTCTGTATGGCGTTCTGAGCCATTTTAGCCGTAGATAGGCCATCATAAGGGGTAGGTCGTTAAAAGCTCACCACGGTGTTTTCCCTTTAAAATCAATAGGTTACGTACTGGATAAACGTACAGTAGATTTATTTTCTCTAACAGTATCAATAGCTTACACCCGATTTGCCTTGTTTCCCCACTTGTCAACTATTGACAGCAATTTATTTGCCGTGCTACTCGCGCACGTTGCCTTCTATAGCAAAAAAAACTCTTCCCACCCGTAGCCTCTGACTACATGTCACAGATACCTATTAATTAATTGGATATAGGTGTTGCACTGTATAACTTGTCATGCTTATAATTGACCCGTCGGCACCGATGTGACCAGAGACCCCCATAGGGATAGGCACCAATCAACCGACCGCTCGACCAGCGTTACAGGTGCGGGGTTCCTGCCTACCCTTTGAAACAAGTGCAGGTGCTGGAGGAAGACCAGCCGATGATTACAGTGCCGCGTACCCAAGTGTCACTGTTAGATGCAGCAGCGATCCACAGACCCCCATCGGGATAGGACGTTGAGCAGGGCAAGTCAAAACCCACTGCAACCGACACCAGTCAACACCT